GGAAGGTGATTTCGATACAGGAAACATGAGATACAAAGCAAGAGAGAGATACAGCTTTGGTTTCTCAGATCCTAGATGTGTATACGGATCTCAAGGTTCATAAGAATTAACTAAATCTTTCTTAGGTGAAGAAGGCGCTTGTAAGAGCGCCTTTTTTATTTTACAATACTTATCCCAAGACTTAACAAGACAACTATAAGGAGGTTGACATGGGAACAACGACATTTTCAGGTCCTATTAAAGCAGGATCTATAAAAGATACGAGTGGCAATACAGTAGGTTCTGATGTTGCAAATACAGGTTTTGCATTAATGGCTCAATCAGCAGTGATAGACATTATTGGCGCTACCAACACAGCTACAGTAGGTACAATTCCTGCGAATTCACAGATTGTAGATGTAATTTTAAACGTTACAACTGTAGCTAATGATTCTGGAACTGCTACTGTTCAAGTTGGACATTCAGGTGATACTGATGAGTATTTACCAGCAACGAATGTTAAAGCTTTAGGTACAACTAGAGGCACAATCCAAACTGATGGTACTGACATTGGAACAACTGATCAACAAGTTACTGCAACTTATACAGCAGCTAATGCTGATGGTACAACAGGTGCTGCTACAGTTACTGTTCTTTACATTCAGAATAATAACTTAGCATAATGTTTGGTCTTAAAAATAAAGAACTAACTTCGAGCGGACAAGTAACTACAAAAGTTACTGCAGGCACTAATACACTTAGTGCTCCAGCTAGAGTGCTTCAATTAAGTATTAGATGTGGAGCTACTTTAGGAAGAGTAGACTTGATAGATAATGGTTCAGGTGGAACTGTTAAATATACTGTACCTACTCCTGCAATTGGAGCTGGTGAAGATGAAGTAATGACAATTAGTTTTCCTAATGATGGAATTAGATTTGAAACTGATCTTTACGTTTTCTTTAACCAAGCAACGCACGTAGAAGTTTTATATGGCTGATAAACAACCACCAAAAACAAAAAAGAATTTCCGCCCTACTGAAAAGGGGGCGGGAATGACTAAAGCGGGGGTCAAGAAGTATAGAGCCATGAACCCTGGTTCTAAATTAAAAACAGCAGTTACAGGTAAAGTTAAAAAAGGATCTAAAGCTGCTAAAAGAAGAAAGTCATATTGTGCAAGAAGTGCAGGTCAAATGAAACAATTTCCAAAAGCTGCGGCTAATCCTAACTCAAGATTACGTCAAGCTAGAAAAAGATGGAAATGTTAAGAATTTTATTGGTAATATCTATATTACTATTCTCTCAAAAAATTTATGGAGAAACGAACACCGTGTCTTCAACCGTGGTAACGAATTCGACACCGCCTACTGCAAGTGCACCAAGTGTCGTTGTTAACAATTCTGATATTTGTAAAGTAGCAACGTCAGGCGCCATACAAACTAATATACTTGGTTTGGCTACAGGTGTAGTAGTGGACGACGAGCTGTGTCAATTGCTCAAGCTCAGCAGGCAGATGTATGCGGCAGGCTTAAAAGTAGCGGCAGTGAGTATATTAGCACAAGACCCACGGGTGTTTGATAGTTTAGTTATGGCAGGAACACCACCTCCATATATGGGTGCTATTGGTAGTGAAGCTTTAGAGAAATGGAAATCAAATCCAGATATGATACCAGAAGGTAGCATGGTATTTAAAGATGATGTTTTAAAAATTAATATAAATGAGGATGTAGATGATGGCGAATTCAAAAAGTTTTTATTTTTGGCTATGGCTATGTATATCGGTCTCCCTATCCTTTTCTAGTAAAGCACAAGTAGATTGTTCCACAGACACTGTTGGATTATGTACACCTACTATTGAACAGATAATTGAGGAAACTGTTACCGAGACAATAGATTACGAAGCTGATGGTTATACAGTAACGACTGAAACCACAACAAATACCACAACTACAACCGTTGCTAATGAAGACTCAGGAGATATTCTTGATGGTGACAATGGTTATGTCACATCAAGTAAAGAAGGGGATATGGATTACGATTGGGGAGGAGAAGGCCCTGCTAGTATGCCTACAGGAACTTATTGTGGTGATCTAGGAACGGATAGATGTGCTGAAATTACAGGTGGTAGTGATGGCACAAGTAGAATGGGTGTCACTGGAATGGGTAGTACATTTTATCAAGTTGTTGATATATCTGAACTCGATATAAAATATGGAGGTAGAACTAACTATTCTATCAAAGTTGATAAGCAAGATGCTCAAGATAGAATATATATGCATATTACAGGAAGAGACGGAACTACTGAGGTATTTAGTGGTACTGATATTTTATCGGAGTCGGGTGTTAATAGTGGTTATCAAGTATACGAAAGTGGCTTTGATTTTTCAGGCACCATTACAAATTTAATTATAGAGGTAGGCGGACGTGATGTGAATTTAGCCGTGGGCCCAGTTTTTGATGACGTAAGCATTCGTGTGTTATACAACACTATTTCTACAATAGTACAACAAACGATTACATCTGTAGAAATGTGGGTTGCTTACGGTGGTAGTACCGAAACAGAAGTTATAGATATTGTAGAAGATTTTTTTGATCATAATGATTTTGTAGAACAACCAGGTGGTGAAATAAATATACAACCAATTGAAGAACCAGATACAGAAGTTTCTTACGAAATGGTTGAAATGGAGATGGAAATAGAAATGCCTGTCATGGAGATAGAAATACCAGAGATGGAAATAGAAATGTCAGAAATAGAAGTGGCGAGTGTTGAGACAGAAATAGAAGCAGAGATGGAAATGGAAATGGAGATGCCTGAACCAGAGGTAAATGAGCCAGATTCACAACCAGAGGAGGTACAAAATGAACCTACTGAAGAAGATACTACAGAGCCTGAACCTGAAACGCAGGAGGAGCCTAAGCAGGAAGAAAGCGCACCAGAGGCTACTGAAAATGAAACTGAAGAAGTTGAGGCTGAGGAAGTAGAAGAAAAAGAAGAACCTAAAAAAGAGGAAAGTAAAAAAGAAGTGGCGGCGAAAAAAATATTAGAGAAGATGGGTGATAAAGGTAGATATGATTCAGCAAATCAGTTAAAAACATTAATTGTGATGCAAGTATTAGGTAATTCAAAATCATTCTTTGATTCACAAAAACAACTGAATGATATTGAAGGATTTTTTACAAATCAGTTTATTCCTGATGCTGAACTTACAACAAACAATATAGCACAATATTTCTTGTTTGCAGGAAGTGATGGGCTAATGAACGAAATGGTGATGCAACAGTGGCAGAATTAGAATTTGCGGGTTTAAAGTTTAAAGGCGGAAAGATAGTCGTTGTCTTAACAGCACTAGGTACATTACTTGGTGGTGCATGGGGCGCGTTTGAATTTTATAAGGATTATCTAACGATGAAAGATACCATATCTCAATATGTCAGCCCTGACCTTTCAGGCTTTGATAAACGTATAGATTTAGTACAACAAGAAGTAGAAATGCTACAGAGTGAAATGAGTATGATTCTAGAAGAAGTTGGATTAGTAGCAGATGTAGCTAAAGAATTAAAAAACGATTTAAAAGGTGATGTGAGACGCATTGAAACAATTGTTGAGGATGTAGAGACAAGAGTAAAAGAAGACTCTAGGTCTAATGAAAAAGATTTAAAATTAACAGTAGATGGTATTGAGTCTGATATGCAAAAATTAGAAAATGAATTAAATGAAGCCATGACAGAATTGCAAGAGAGTATTGATAAACAGATAAAAATGACTCTTGCTAATCCTTTATCTCAAATGAAATAATGGTAGCTAAACTCCCAAATAACCAATACTTTACACCTATTAAAAAAAGAACTAGTATAGGTAATTCTTCACGCAGTAGGCCGAAGAATAAAAACAAAAGACGTCAACACGTTAAATATAGAGGTCAAGGTCATGGGTAAATTATGTGCTAGAGGAAAAGCTGCAGCTAAAAGAAAATTTAAAGTTTACCCTTCTGCTTATGCAAACATGTATGCAAGTGCTGTGTGTTCTGGAAAAGTAACACCAGGCGGTAAAAAGAAACCAAAGAAAAAAGCTGATGGAGGAATGATTAATAAAATTTCTCAACAACGAAAAAAGGTATCCAACTATAATCAAGGAGGCATTGCTAAAGGTTGTGGTGGTATTATGGAAAATAAACGTAAAATAACCGCAGTAGCATAAATGTCCTTACGAAAGTGGGTAAAAGAAAAATGGGTAGATATAGGTGCTCCCAAAAAGAATGGTAAGTATCAACCTTGTGGTAGATCTAAAGGCAGTAAAAGAAAATATCCAAAATGTGTTCCTTTAGCAAAAGCTAAAAGCATGACAGCAGGACAGAAGAAATCTGCTGTTGCTAGAAAAAGAGCTGCAGGCAATACAGGACCTAAACCAAAGAATGTCGCAACATTTACAAAAAGAAATAAAAAAAGACGTACGTAAGTGGTCTGAACACTTTCTTGAAATACCTAATAAACATTTAGGTGGTTTTCCCGCATGTCCTTTTGCAAAGAAAACATGGCAGGATAATAAAGTTATTATTGAAGTAAAGAGAAAGAACAAATGGTATAAAACAGAACTTAACGCTCAATTAAAACAATTAGATTTTCATGTTCATGAGATATTGATATTCTGTGATCCATACTTTAATTATTCTTTAGAGGAATTTCAGGACATTATTGATGCATACAATGATTGGTATAATAAAAAGGATGTATTTTTTATGGGTTTTCATCCCCTCAATCCAGCCAATGAAGAAGAACAAGAGTTTCTGGTTACTCCAAATGGGGAGACCCCACTTGTAGAGAGTGATCTTATGTATTCTATGATGTTGATACAAAAGTTCTCGCAATTACAGGAAGCTTCTGATAAACTACATCGTCAAGGTTACTATAAGAAGTGGCCAAAAGGGTACTATAAAGACGTCGTAGTATCTAGACAAAAAACCTTTAAACGAATATTCGGAGGTCAATATGATGGGTAAGAAAAAATCAGTTCCAATGAAACGAGGTGGCGTTGCTAAAAAACGTGGCGGTGGCATGATGATGGAAATGAAACGTGGCGGTAAAGTCATGAAGGGTAAAAAGAAAAAAGTAATGAAGAAAAAAGGCAAGAAAAAATAGATGCCAACTTATTCTTCAACATCAGATTTCAATTTATCAATTGATGATATATCGGAAGAAGCTTTTGAACGATGCGGTCTTCAAATTCGTAGTGGCTATGATATAAAGACCGCAAGACGTTCTCTTAATTTAATGTTAGCTGAATGGGCTAACAGAGGTTTAAATCTTTGGACCATTCAAAAACAAGAAAAAACATTAGCAGCAAATACAACGTCATTAACAGGAACTAATTTATTTGG